CCCAAGCTGCTGCTGAAAGCGCAAGCCTTGTTGGTCTACCTTTTGAGTCCTTCATTGGACCAGATGGATTTGTAAAGAAGCGTGTTAAGAAAGAACCTTTTCTGCGCATCTTTTCTGGTGTGTCTGCTGCACCCCTCACACCCGGCTTAAGGTTTGCACCCTCTGTTTCTTTGAAGTGTCTACGACCTGCTGCTGTAAGACCGCCCTTGGGGTCTTTGAGAGGAGAGGCTTTGTCAAGAACATAGTCAAGACCGCCATCATCACTTCTCTTGATGATATCGACAGTTGCCAGAGCGTTGGCTGGATTATCAACGACACTTAATTCACCAAGAACATATTTCTCAATAACATTGACTGGGCGACCACGGAACATCTTTTCTGCAGACTCACTCTTCTGAAGAACCTTGCCTCCAATAGAAAAAGCCTGAAGGGTTCCGTCAAGGATCTTTTCCCAAGTATCTTGGGCACCCTTTGAAATATAAGCGTCTACACGAATAGCGTTGTATTCTTCGCCATCCTCCCCTTTGATCTTGATAGGTTCAAAGTTGACAGCCTTGCCAACAGCAACAGGAGAATGCATCTCACGGATGTTTCCTCCCCAGTTTTTAAATGCCTCAAGAGATGCAGAAAAGTCAACAATATCACCAGATTTGTCAACATTGTCAGCTGTAGCGATACCGCTAATAATCCTCTGCTCTTTCTTGATCATTTCAATCGGGAAAGATAAATTAAAATTTTCCATGATTACCTCGTAATTTTAAATTATACACTATTATGTGTATAATCACCCAACTGCATAAGCTGAAAAGCTAACGCCTGCTGTAACGATTTTGATTGTTGTATAGTCACCCGGAATTTTGTGATAGGTGTGACTGCCATCGTCTGGTGAATGCGGGATAAGAACTTGGTGTCTTCCATTAAGTTCAATAATCGCACTTGTTGTGTTGCTCTTATTCCATACAAACAGATAATCAGTATGGTGTCCAATTGACACTTCACCGTCTGTGCTTGCGATAGCTGTTGTTGTATATACAATACTACTCATTATTTTCTCCTTCAAATACCTTAACGGTATCTATGTTGTCGCCAGAGTCTTGACTCTGACCTCTTTCTTTTTGATCTCCAGAACTTTGAACACCACTTGGTGTTGCGCCACTGTCTGATCTAGATTTTGGTGGATTAGAAGAAGCATTATTGGAATTTCCAACTGGTGCTCCTGCGTTTTCTTGTTTGATTTTTGTTGGGAAAGGAAGAACATCATCGCCATCCTTCCGTTCTGGGAATCCAATTTTACCTCTAACCTCATTAGGACTGATAACTTCAGTTCGAAGGTAGCGGTCATAAATTCTTGATTCCATGTCTTCGTCAAGCAAGTCAATCTTCTTAAGCTTGAATTGAAGGAGGTCTGTGAACTCCGCAAGAAGTCTATTAATCTTCTTTTCGATGATTGCTTGGTCTGGACCAATAACTTGCATCTTGAATGTCTTATCCGCATCTCGTGATACAGCAAGGTTTGCATTATCGTAAACGCCGACTTTTGGTGCGGGGACTCTGTTCGCTACTAGGATTTCATCACGGTTTGATTTGCGGTACTTGTCAAAAGAAGCATCTTGAACTCCGGCTTCAAGTTTTTCAAATTTAATATCAGAATCAGAACCGATACTTGCTGGAAGAGGAATAACAAGAGTTCCGTGGTTTCGACCTTTAACCTCATTGCGGAAATAATTAACAAGTTCAGCTTTTGATTTATTACTTAATTTCGCACCTTTAAGAATAATTGCATAACGAGGAATTGCTTTATTTTCAAAGTAATCAATGTTGTACTCTTTTGCAAACTTATCCCCAACAATAGCTGCTGCTGCAGAAACTGCTGCGGGAATACCGTAGTATGTGTTATTTGGAGAATACATTTTGAAATGAATAACTTCATTGGGGCTTGGGTCTCCATTAATAGGATCCTCCATTTCCAAATCTTGAAAGTTTCTGAAGAAGATTGCTTGAACTTTATTAGCTCTTGAAAGCTGAACAAAACCATCTCTGTGTCGTCTTACACGAACCATCGTTGCAGGAATGTGACCAATGTAGCCAACTTTTCCTTCGTTATTCCGACCAATTTCAAGATAGCCATTTCCAACTGTAAGGCAATCTTGCCAAACACGAACCATTGTTTCAATCAATGTCTCTTCAACATTGAAGTCTTCAAAAAGAACTTCTAGTTCTTCTCGGAGATCTTGCAAACCCTTCCGAGTTTTTTCAAGCTTTGCGGGATCTGATTGAGACTTCTCAATACGCCTTCTTGATTTCAATGTCTCAGTAAATTCAAAACCAAGACCAACCGTATTCATCACTCTTGCGTTAATAGCTGCGTAATGAATGGCACTTTGATCGTAAAGGATAGCGAGGTTGTCCAAGTCATATGGTGGATTTACAATGTCCCAAAGGGAATATCCATTAACAACTTCTGGATCAAGATACTTAGACTTAGTACCATCTTCGCCTTCATGTCTCTTCTGAAGACGCTGAGCTTTTCTTTTCATTTTTGGAGAAAGGCTTGAAATTTTTACTTCCGAGAAAGGGTCAACGGACTCAACTTTGGACAAGGCTGAAATATAAGAAAGATCATCAATCTCTTCATTGAAGTCATCACTGTCCTCAGACAGTATCATTTTATTGTTCATTATTTTGCTCCAAAGTGCTGGTCGTACATATCTTCAAATGGGTCAGCAACTAAACCAGCAGCAAGTCTTTCTGCTTGGTCATCTCTTTCATCGGAAGAAACTTTTCTAGCACCGGGAACCCAACGGATAACTCCAGCATCAGAACCTGTCCAATACTTTGCGACTTCCGCAACACGAAGCTCAAGAGCTTCATCACCGACCATTCCTTCTGCGCAAAGAACACCATCCCCATCGGATAATGGGAAACCGTCTGGCATAATCCAGAGACAGATGCCATAAGCACGCTCTGGAACCCACATATTTTTACTTTTAATCATGTCAGAAGTCATTTGATTCAATTCTACATTACTTTCTTTAAATTATCTACACATTGATGACAGTTTTATTCAATTAATGAGCAATGTTGTCTTTGATAAGTTTGATTTCGCAAGAATCTGTACTGCAGTAGCTTTCTCCGATTGCATCTGCAGCCATTCCTGCATACACACCAGCAAAGTCAATTGGGAATAGTTTATCTAAACCATCCTGTTTATATTCTTTTTCTGTAATCTGGGTGTACGGCATTTGTGGGTAAGTAAAGTTGCCTTGAGGTAGGAACGAAACAGTTTTAAGCTGACCATCGTACATATGAAGAACAGTTCCAACTTGATCCTTTTCCTTTTCAGCATCAAATGAGATTGTTACCGATACAGAGTTATCAGACCAGTAACGCTGGGCTACTGATGCAATCGCCATCTTCTCAAATATTGTCACATCCTTTTCAGAACGCTTAGCATTTGATTTAATCGGGAAGAAAACAACACTTGTTGTATCTGGAGATTCAGAAGCTGGCTCAACACGGTAGTTAGCCATTTTGAACAGAGGAAGCATTGGGTCATCATTTGCAAAACGAATTGCACGATTGAAGTATTCTCCACCCGGAGTCCAATGAACTCCCGGAGATTCTCCTGCCAGAATAGAAACAGTTCCCGAAGGCTTAACTGTTGTCATCTTGATTGATTCACGGATACCGAACCACTCTGAGTAAACATTGTCGTAACGCTTAATTGTCTCGTAACCCTGATCCATCCATTCACGAAGTGTCGGAACCCCATGATTGTCAGCAAAGTTTGCGATGCCAGACATTGATGTTCCAATACGGCGGTTTCTCTGCATAATTGCATTTGTCTTTTCCCAATGAGTCGGAAGAAGAGTAACGGTCTTTGCGTAAAGGTAAGCGAATTTCAATGTGCGCTTATAGTCGTCAAGAGACTCATGGCGGTTGAGATATGTCTCAACAAGGGTGCAGCACTCGTATGATTCAAGAGATTGTTCTGCGCATGGGTTGTATCCAGCTACACGCCAGTCCTTGTTATTTGGTGGATCAATTAGACGACCATACTTACGAGACATATCCAACCAGATGACTCCGGGTTCTCCGTTGAGAGCAATGCTTTCAACAATGTGAGATAGATCTTCGCCAACATTTGTTTCTACAGAATTGTTGCTCATCCAAGCCCATCCCTGATTCTCTGGATCATAAGAGTTACGCTCTGGGAAGGCTTCTGCGTTCTTTAAATTCAAGAAGGTCTCATCGTTGTGTCTACCGATTAGAAGTTCAGCAGAACGGCGTACATTGCCCGATACAACACAAACTCCAATCATGTTGCCAATGTCTGCAATATCAACTCGTGTAAGTTTTTGACCTGCACGACCTAGGAACATCTTACGAATATATTTGTGCAACTTTTCGAGCGGTTCATGACCAGCAGCTGTACCACCAAATGTTTTAATAGGTGCTCCTGCTGGGCGAATCATTGAGTAGTCAAAAACAATCGGACTCTGTTCTGGTTTCAAATAAGAGTTGATCAGGTCAGCGGTTGATTGCATCCACCCTTCACGAGT